TTCTGCAGTGTACTCTGCATTTACTTTTTCTAAAACGTTTAGATCAACGTAGATACCATTACGTTCCATGTCAGATAGCACAACTAAAAACTCACCCATCATCTTTGCAGTTTTAATTAAGTCTTTGTTAGCAGGAAGTTTAAAGTCTTGCATCTGAGACTCAAATAATCTTTTGGTAATTGTTACATCATTTCTACCATACTCCTCAACAAGATTAGCAGGTATGTTATCAAAAGATATGCCACGATCCATGTATTCTTTTATACGATCATCCTTCATACCTATCTTCCTACGTTGGCAACACATTTGTAATGTTAAAGATTTTCTAATACCTTTATTAAGGATATACTCACCTAGCATAGTATCATAAACTTTTCCAGAATATTTAAAACCTGCTTCTAGTATCCACATTAAATCAAATTTAAGATTGTGACCAACTAATAGCGTAGTTTGATCTAGTCTTTCTTGTATAAGATCAAAGCAACCCTCACTAACTTTTTCAGAATGAAATGTAAAATAATATTCATTACCGAATCCAGACTCTAGCCCAACACTTACCAGTTTGTTATCTGGGTGAAATGGTGATGGATCAAAACCATTGTTTTTATTTTTTTGATATGTTGTTTCTACGTCTATTACTGTTATCATATTTTCCTTTCTCTACGATATAAACGATTGTGATGTTAAATATTTTATTATGTTCTGCATTTCAATAAGCATATCCCATATATCATTTAAATCTTTAGTTATAAAAAAAAGATAAAACAATATAAATATAATTGCAAGTGCTATAATTAAACTGAGTATCTTATCAAACATATTATACATCGTACCTACTTATCTCTCTATAAATTTTAGCATCAATAATTCCATGATACCCATTTATTTTATTTTTAGAAATACATAATGATCTATCTATATTCTCTTGACCATTTGTATCTGGTGCTTTACCTACACCAATAATTAAATCAGCCTCAGCTGCTTTACCAGTTCTAGAGTTTTCCATCATATTAAAATCCATATGTCTTTTATTATGTGCATCATTTGATGCTTGTGATATTGCAATGATAGCACACTTTCTACGTTTTGCAATCTCTCTTGCACTAGTATATATTGCTCTGAGTTTTTCATCTGACCTTGCGTATATACCAGAAATATTTACTTTGTCAAGTTGATCAATGACAATAATATCTGGCTTATGCTTTTCACAATGTGAATCTATATCATCCATTGTCCAATCAACAGTATCGTATAGTTGAATATTCTCTTTTATTAAATCCCATTTACCATTTGCAATCTCTATGTTCTCAACTATTTCTTCTCTTGTCATTCCTGTATAGCAGGATATGGCTCTCATCTGAGTTCTAACTGCAGGTTCTTCATTTATAAATGCATGAACTTTAGCACCTTGCTCAGCAAATCCATCTGGTGATGAAACTAGACTAACCCAAAAAGCAGTCTTACCTGTCTCTGGTCTAGCAAATACAATCATTAAATTGCCATCACCAATACCACCAACTTCGTCTCTTAGTGTAGAGATACTAAACTTCCATCTAGTTGTATCAACTAATTGATTCATAACTTCTCCAATGTTATTAGATACAGATTCTACTTTCTCATCTGGTGTATTTGTCTTGTGCTTTTCTATTATAGAAATAATATCATTAAAGTTTGCAGGCTTACCATTAAATATTTCAGTAGCCTCAACTGCTATCTTTTGTGCAGTCTCTCTTTCTACAAGAACTTTCATAATATCTTTTGCTATTTCGTTAGACGGCTCTTGTACATCTTTTAAATCTTCAATCAGTTCATTGAACTTTATTTTCGCTGCCCTAGTTAATGCAGGATTATACATTGTAGTATGCAATCCATATAACTCGTCTACCTTTATTGACTCCTCGTACTCTGAATGTGCTTTCTTAATTGTATCAAACAAAGAACCCAAGTCACCCTCAAATACACTGCTTGATACTGAGCCTTTGTATTGGTCGTAAAAAGATTTATTCAACATCTTTTTTAGTATCTGCTTTTCCATCGTGTCTCCCTTCATTATCTTCTATTGATTGCTTTTTGTACTTTTAGTTCGTTCTCTAATATAACAGTAATTGTGTCAAGTTTGCTTTGATCTCTTTGAGTCCAATCTGCCTTGTTTATATCTATAATATCATACTTCCAGTCAGTCCAACTTTCAAGTATTTCTTTCATCATTTCTTCAGTCATAAAATATACTCCTTATCTCGTCTGTTTTAAAATATTTTAAATCATCTTCCAATGCTTTTACTTTTACATTTGTAAAACCTTTTGATCTTAACTCTTTTGCAATAGAGAAAGATTTAGTAGTTGCATCTCTATCCAGTGCAACATAAATATTTTTATACTGCATGATATGTGCAAGGTGTGTATCTGCTAATGACGTACCCATTAAAGCAATACCAGTCAGCACGCCAGATACTGCACACGCAGAAGCACAATCCTCTACGATCACTGCGTCATCACACTCACCACAAATAAATGGAACATGTTTACCACCATACATATACCATTTAGGATAAGTGTCTTTGTGTAATGCTCTACCTACTGCACCTGCGTACTCATTTGTATATTTATTTTTAACTACAAAAACAACTCTGTCTTGTGCTACATCATATTTAATATCTGCTCTGTTCATCATAAAAGAATCCCAACAATTATTATTTTGTAAATATCTCATAGCCTTTTCATGAGAGAAAGGCGATTTAAAACTTTCTGGTAGATTAAATACTGATAACTCCGAATCATCTTTTTTATTTGAGAAAGTCTTAGTAACATAGTCCATAGTTTTTTGCCCCTCGTGTTTCCCTTTTGCTTTACACGAAGCATGAAAGCAATACCAACCTATATTGTTACCAGTGGTATCAATAAGCATTGTATTACTATGATGACAGAATGGACAATCTGTTCTCTCTTTGTGATCTTGTTTTAAGTTTAGATTTTTAATAACTTCTAACTGTTGCTTATAATTCAACTTGGACTTCCTCGTATGTTATTAAGTATCTATCTTTGCTAACAAATTCGTTAGCTTCTATTTTCATTAAGTTATTATTTAAATAATAAGCTAAGTTATTTTCTAACTTTTCTTGTGTTGGTTCTTCCTCGAATGGTATTATCGCTACTGCTTCTATTCCTAGTCCTACTAGTCTTACTTTGTATTTTTTCATGATTAATTCCCTTATCATAGTTTACTTCATTTGTCAAGTCGTCTTTTGATTTTTTATAATATTTCGGGTGTCGCCAAACAAATGTCATCTATTAAAATTCTCCACTATACTTTCATCCCATAAGTCAACTGCAAAAGATTTATCTTTTAGTTTAAAAGCAAATTGATTACCCTTGCCATCTAGGTACATGGCATTCTCAGTCACCTCGCCACCTAGTTGTTCAACAAGTATTCTAAATTTAAGTCCTAAGGTAATTGTGTCACTCATTGTTTTCCTCCCATGTTCCACCAGTGTATTCCTCGTACCATTTATCAAATGATTCGTCTCCACCTAATGGTCTTTTATATTTCTCACATTCTTTTTCATACCATTGTCTTAACTCTTTATAGTTTTGTAAAACATTTGCTTTTGCTTCTTCTTTACTATTCCAACAATAGCTATCCATCATATCTTTTTTTATACTATGATCATAACAATTACTCATTCGTCCTCCTCATCTTTGTGCCAAAAAACAATATTATTTTCTATATCATGATCTGCTTTTGCTAGTTCTTCTTTTGTATAGGTATCTAAATACCCCCAATTTATATGACCGTAATTGTCTCTACAATAATCGTCTATATATTCACTGTGATCGCTTGCCATATACATCTCCTTCTATTTCATCAGCTAAATTTTTTAAAGCCTGCTCTACATCTTTTGGTATTATCTCTTGATAGTCATTTATTATTTCTCTTATCTCTAAAACTATTTCTGTTTTATTCATTAATGCTCCTTGTAACTTACTTGTTTTATATTTCTATTCCAACAATCACGACAACTACCACACTCACCATCTTGTTTGTAAGCAGGGCATTCTCTACCTATTGGTTTCTTATCTCTGTGTAC